ATGTCATACCCCATCTGCAGCAGCTCGCCAACGGTGAGCATCTGGCGGTGGGCGATGATGCCGGCCTCCTCAAACGAGCGAGCGCGCCGGTCAATAATCAACTCCTCAGGCGGCACGGCCATGATGCGAATGCGCCCGTCGCGCAGTACGCGCTTGATCTGCACATCGTGCAGCATCGGCATGGGCGGGGCCATCACCCCAGCCGCGACGGCCTGCATCTGCGCCTCGGCAATCATGGCCTCGGAGATGGCCGGGTCAGGATACGAGACGACAACCTTCACCTCGGCGTCTTCGGCCATCAGCATCTGCACCGTGGCGTCGTCCAGGCCCGAATAATCCTCAATCCGTACCTCGGCGGTCTCTTCCCACCAGTACTTAGCGATGCCGCACTTCCTAACCAATGCGTCCTTAAAGATCGCATAGGACTGCATAAAGCCGTTGTTATCGGCAGAAAAGACGTAATTGGCGTAGTCGGTGGCCTGCTGGGCGCCGGACTCGTCCTCCGGCCCGCGGGGCATGAACTCCACCACATTCTCGGACGAGAAGAAAACGCGCATCAGCGACGGCATCATGGCCGAGACCGTGTCTCGCACCTCCATCGCCACGACCTGCGAGCGGCCGTCCTCTTCGTTCCCAAACGGATCGCCCCGGTAATACTCGGTGCCCTTAGCGCGAATCGGAGAAATGTCCGAATCAATGTAAGAAACGGCGTCCGTTAGTTCGCCGTTAATGATCGACTGCAGCTCGGCGTCGTCCATCGCCTCGGGGGCTGCGACGTCCACAGAAACGGGCATTTCGTTTTGATTCATATCCTCACCATTTCACTTTATTGGCCCAGTACGCCGCGCTCATCTTGCCCTTGGCAATGTTCTGAGCGTGCCGAGCCTTAAATGCTTCGTTGCGCTTCGTGCCTTCGGGAGAACCCTTCACGCCCTGCTGACCAAAGCGCACCAGCTTGACCTCGTCGCCCGATTTTGCCAGCACCGCGTGCGATTTGGTTGCGTGACCCGGCGTGCGCTTGGGCTTGTTATAGCCGGAGAAAACCTCGTTACCGCGTTTTACAGTCATTGCTCCACCCCAAACCAGGCGTCGGCGTAAGCCGGACGGTTAGCACGAATCCAAGGCACCGCCGCCAGCGTCAGCGCCTGACCATCCATACCCGTGGACTGCGACCCCACATGATGCACATAAGAGCGAGACAGAAAGTGCTTAAAACCCGCCGCCTCGAGGTCCTGACAATGCACATCATCGGAGTACCAATTTAGCGGCGGAAACTTCGCCACCTCCCAAGCAACCCGCGAGATGTATCCGAATATAGGCGAAATCACCTGCATCGGGGCAATGCAATCCTCAAACGGGAAGCGAAAGTAATTCAAGTCCTGATTAAACGGATTGCTGCGAATGTTCTGGATAGGCCGCGACGCATCGCAGCGCGCACACACCCAGCCAATCGGCTCACCCACTTCCTCCTGCAGCGTCATCACGTCCTCGAGCAAATGCTCGTAGCTGGTAGGCGTAAGCACCACATCGTCATTCGCCACCACAACAGCCTTATGGCCGTCAGCAAACGCGGCGTCGATTACGTCGTTGTAGTCAGCGCCAAACGAGCGCGCGGGGCCGCGAAGCTGACGATATACATCGTATTTGCGGGCATCCACGGGCGTGCGCAAGTAAACCTTCGCCGCGGGCGCATATTCCCGGCAACTGGCAAGCATGACGGGCAAGCACCGCCCGCTCACGCTGGACACGACAACCGCCGGACTCACTTCTTCTTCGCGGTCTTGGCGGCCAGCTTAAAAGACTTCGCCGTCGGCGCGCCAGGCGTGCCAGGTTTACGCATCTTCTCGCCAGAGCCAGCCTTGATGCGCTCACGCTTGGCCGCGATGTTGGCATACAAGCCGGGGGGTTTAGCTTTCATCATCATTCCCTTCTATTTCAGGTTTACCGTATTCTTCGGTATCGTCTTGGCCTTCTTCGCCCTCTTCATCGCCCTCTTTGGCGATCCAGGCGCGGCAGGTACGCGAGGCAGCGCACTTGAAGTCAAAGATCTCGCAGTAACCCAAGTCGCCAGCCTCAATGGCCGACCACGGATCGCCGTCAGCGCCCATGCCCTTGGCGATGCACTGCAGCATTTTTTCCTCGCGGTCAAAGGCGGCGCAGTTGCCGCACCGCGACATCTTCGCGTCTTCGGGAGAAACCTCCCACTCTTTAGCCATCTCGCGCCAGAAACCCGTATTGGGCAGCGCCGGATTCTCCGGGCCGTACATCGCCGATTCAATGGCGCGGCCGCGGTTCTTCAGGTTCAGCGTAATGTCCTGCGTCGCAGGCGGGCACGCCATGCCCTCTTCATATTCCTCAGCCATCATTTGCCCTTCTTCATCGGTTTGCTCTTACCCGCCTCGGACAAAGCAATAGCCAAGGCTTGCTTGGGATTCTTCACAACCTTGCCGCCAGCACCCGAGTGCAGCTTGCCCGACTTGTACTCGCCCATCACCTTGCCAATCTTCTTGGCCGCCTTACCCATTTTCATAACATAGCTCCTGTTAAGCAATCCGGGGAATGTTACGACGCAGCGGCTGGTTCCACCGGCTCGAGACAGCCGAGCCATAAGCACCCACCACAGCATCACCAGCAAACGTCAAGCAAAACGCATCAGCGCGGTCAGGCGAAGGCAAGCCGCGCTTACGAATCTCGTCCTTGCCCTCAATCTGAATCTTACCGCTACTGGTAAACGAATAGCGCACCGTCGCCAACTCCGCCACCAGCATCTCGTCGCGAGGCAGCCAGCAGTCGCGCGCCTCCAGCCACGCCTTGGCCTTGTGCCACAGTTCCGCCTTCAAGTTCCTATAGGTCGATCCCATCGCCGGGGACTCGGCCACGTTGATGCCGCGAGCCGGCAGACGCAGCTCACGCAGGCGATCCACAACGCCGGCGCCCAAACCAATCGAGTCCACCAGGATCTCGCCAGGTCGCTGGCTCGGCTGCAGCGCCTCATACTCCGCCACCACGGCGCCCGTGAGCTGCATCAAGTCCAGGTTCTTCCACGTCTTCACGGGTTCGAGCAGCGCATTACCCTGGCGCTTGCACAGGGCGCTGCGGTCGCTGCCAAAGCGGGCGACGTCCAGACCCCACACGACGGGCGCGTGTTGGCTCGGGCTGACATCGCGCGCCATCGCCATCTCTAGCAGCTCCATCGGGATGACTGTGTCGTCATCACTGCGCGGAAACTCCCCCAGGACACGAATCCGATAGGCATTGCTCTCCTCGCCGTAACGCGACTTCATCTCCTCAACGTAGGCCGCGCTCACCCTGGGCGAATCCTCGCAATTGACCCGCATCGTCACCCAGTCACCCGCCAGGCGGTTATGCGTGTCGTAGAAGAACCCGCTGGAGCGCACCGGGTTACCCAGCAGCAGCGTCACGGCCGAGTGGCCGGACATGGAGCCGGCCGCCGCCTCAAACACCTGCTCCGGAATACCGCTAGCCTCGTCGGCCACCAGCATCACGTTATCGGAGTGGACACCTTGCAAGGCCTCGGGCTGCTCGGCACGGCTCGTTCTCGCGGAGATGAACGCCTCGGTATTGGCATCCTTGACCTCGATGCGGTCTTGCTTGACCTCAAGCTGGTCCGCCAGCATCGGTGGCAGCACCTTCACCCAGCGCTTCACCTCCGCAAACAACGCGTCATAGAGCTGGCTGGATGTCGGTGCCGTCACGACAATCTTGACCGGGAAGCGCAGGAATAGATACCACAGCATCGCCCACGCGGCGGCCGTTGACTTGCCGACGCCGTGGCCGGACCTGACGCTGATGCGGCGGTTGCCTTTGGCGATGTGGTTCAGGAATTCCACCTGCCACACGTCCGGGGTGGTGTTTAACACCTCGCGCACGAACCGCACCGGGTTGTTCTTGTAAAGCTTGACGAACTCGACAAACGGGTTATTCGCCAGCTCAACTTCTAAATTTTTTTTCGGGGACACTTTTTACCGTGACGGGGTAGGGGGGGGTGTGGGGATGATTATGTGCGCAATCGCGGCAATGTGGAATCGGTAGGCGTTCGGTGCCGCCACAACCCGCCCCGCCGCCGCGCTGAAGGGGGGGGTCGCCGCGCCGCCTGGTTAGTGAGCGCTCGCTGCCGCGCGGCCCAGGCTGTGGACAACTTGGCAGCGTGCGCTCTGTGGATAACCGTCGAGGTATCGCTGCTAAGTTGTTGATTTCATTGAATACTTACACGAAACCTACAAAAACAAAGATATACAAGG